AGTATAAAACAGTTAATACTATTATTTAAGTATAAAACAGTTAATACTATTATTTAAGTATAAAACAGTTAATACTATTATTTAATTAATAGGTATAAAAAAAAGCTCTTAAAAATTAGAGCTTTTAAGAGCTTTTTTATAGTTAACTGGTTATTATACCTAATTTAGTTAGGTAATCTAGTTCAGGCTTAAAATAATCAATTTGAACAATATTTAAAATATTGTCCAAATGTAAAATCTCATCTAATTTTTTATTAGATGACTTTATAATTTTAATTCTATTATATTGTTTAACAGAATTAGAATCTTTGTCTTTGTTTTTTCTATTACTTTTTTTAGTAATATTCTTTGTAAAGCTTATCATAAAAATAAATTTAAAAATAAATTTAAAAATTAAAAAAAAAGCTATTAATAATTTAATTATTAATAGCTTTAAGATTTTAAGATACTTTATTTGTTTTTACTTTTGTAGCAGTCAACTTTATATTATACTTAGTTTCTACATTAGATAAATTAAAGCCTAATAATTTAATCAATTCCTTAATTTCTGTTTTATTATTATTAGTTAATTTATCTTTATTTGTTTCTACATTATCAAAGAAACTTCTGATTGATTTACGTATTACTTTTTTATCAGTAAATTTTAAATCGTTTGTAATTGCCTCTAACTTATTTTGGTTTTCTAAGATTTTTTTATAATCATAAGTAAAGTTGTTGCTGTTGCTGTTGCTGAATGATATTAAAAGAAAATTCATAATATTTATATTTAATTTGTTTATAAAAATAATTAATTATATGTTACACAATAAAAACAATTATAAATTATTTTAGGCTTTACACCTTTTACAGTATCTTTATTGCAATTCCAGTATGTTTAAAGAACGTTTGAATATTTACTGTTTGTTTCAGTACTGTAAATATAGATAATAATAGTCCATACTTTTACATTTATTTATAAAAAGATTTTTATACTTTAAAACATTATACATTAAATACATACAGGCATATATTAATTAAAAATAAAAAATTCTTTTTTGTAATAAGTTTAACGGTATGATAAATTATTTGTTTATTATTGTGCTGAATATATAAACCGTTTATATTTTTAATGTAAATAATAACTTAAATAGTTATATATAATCAATTTAAAGCATTTTAAGCACTTGAACTAGCTATACTATATAAATGTACTATGACTATATAATAATGCATTAGAAGTAGCTATACATATATTAAACAATACTTTCTATATAGTTTTAATAGTGCCTATTTTTTAGACTAATATTTATACATAACTAAGGACCGTGCTCCTATCCTAATCACCTCATAGGCCCTATTAGCGAGCCGTCCTATCGCCTATCGCCTTGAAACCTACAGCCTATAGCCTATCGCCTTGAAACCTATAGCCTATCGCCTATCGCCTTGAAACCTATAGCCTATCGCCTATCGCCTTGAAACCTATAGCCTATCGCCTATCGCCTTGAAACCTATAGCCTATCGCCTTGAAACCTATCGCCTACAGCCCACCCATTTAAAACCGTTACCACTACCGCCTAAAAACCACAAAAATATTACCTCTCTTATTAGCGCGACAAAGGAGTATCTATCAATACTCCCACTGCCTGTCTCCCAGTTCAAAAAAATAAAGGAAAGGATTCTAATAAGGGGTTACTAGAGAATGGGTTCATTACCTTTGTGGAATTCAAGAGATTGGACTAGGTCATGGTTCGAAGCTTCTTGGACTAGGTCATGGTTCGAAGCTTCTTGGACTAGGTCATGGTTCGAAGCTTCTTGGACTAGGTCATGGTTCGAAGGTTTGCCGTCTGGGTTATAGATTCCGTCTGCTCGGTACCTTCTAGTGATGAAGCCTCTGGCCTTGTCGAAAGAGTGCCCTTGATAATCTGTGGAGCCTTGGTAAAAAGCTTTGACGATCCTAATTTTGACGCCTTGGCGTGTGAAATAATCTTTGCCTACTTCGAGAGTGAGAGGTTTAGAGGCTAGTGATACGATATCAACATCACTGGTCTCGCCTCTGAGCTGGGTGCCTTCGTTGCTCCATGTGCGTAGCTGAGCGGGCTCACCCATTCGGAGAACGTATCCCGCAATCGGGTAGTTGAGACCCTCGTGGTAAGTAGCGATCACTGCTTGCCCCCCGTCCCTGAGGTTGTAGGTTGATCCTACCTCAATCTTGAGCTCTGTTTCTTCGAGCTCTGTAACTTGTGGCCCTGTAACTTGTGGCCCTGGGATCGGTGTTGGAGAGAAATAGTAAGGGAACTCGTTTTGAAGAGCTCTTCGCATAAGGACCGATTGGCACTTGTGAATCCCGCTTACCCATTCAGGTGTGTCACTGGGATGAGTCGGGGTTAAGGCTACAAACTTGTTGTGGGCTTCGACTAATAGGTCCATAACCTCTTGTTCGGCCTCTGTAAAGGGTTTTTTCTTTTCCATACTATCTGGTTGAGTCTGTGGCGCGTTGGAAGACATCGCTAATGTGACTCACCCACCCATTCATTAATTCACTGAACTCTTGTCCTCCAAGGTCTGCTACTTGGTCCGAAGCTATTGCTTGCAAAATAGACCCGACTCCGCCCATAAAGGCTAACCGGGTTTCTCGCCTCTGCTCCTCCAGCATATCAATTTCTTTTAACGATACCCTCCTTAAATAATCTAGGTACATCTGTTCTAGGTTAAAGTCTTTCATATTGTTGTTTTTAATTGTTAAAATCTTTTGAGGTAAAGTGTTCGAGGATAACCGCGTGACCTTCTATTGTGAAGATTCTCTCACCGTTTTCGCCATATACAACGTAAGTTGCAGCCTTGTTGGGGTGCCGTACGATCGCCTTGTACCTTGCGCCGATCCCGTAAGGTTGTTCTTCAACACCTACCCAAATAGCTTTAATATCCCCTACCCGTGAGTTGGGGTAAAGCTCGGATTGAGGTTCTACAGGCTTTGGAACTGGTGCCAGCTTCTCGGATAGTGCTCTCACATAGATACAAGCTTCTTCAAAGGCAGATACCTTTAAAGCCTCTGTCTCAGTGAGGTACTCAAACTCTTCAGGGTCTTTTTCTACCCCCGCGAACTTATATGCCCGCTTCCTTAATTCTTCTATTGATAATCCTTCCATAGTATTTCGTGTTAAAACCCTAGTAAATAGCTAATTATATAAATACATAATACATTATACTCTTAAGTATTTACTAGGACGTTCTTAATTATTCGTGTTCAGTTAATTTGTTAATAAGGTAATGCTTAGCCCCATCAAAAGACCCTTTGTGATACGCTTCAATTACTTTACCCAGTTCTTCTACACTAGTGGGCATTACCAGTTTGCTAACATCAGGTAATATCTCTTTAGCTTTCTCGGCGAAGACCTGTTCGTTAGGTATCCTTGAAAGTACTTTAGCCTCAGCGCTTTTCCCTCCTCGATAGTGAGCATCGGTAATAGCGGCCATGATGGCTAAGGTTTTATAAAAGGTGTGCGGCCCAAATACACTGGCCATGTGCTTCTGTAAACCCAAGGCCTTCTCGGCCATTTGCTGGGTCTCTTCTAGTGTAAGTTTACTCATCTCCATTGGTTTTTCCATAAATTAGTTAATCGCTAATGTTTCTACGTCCTTAATCTCCCAGGCAATAAGCTCTTGCTTAGTCGCTTTTCGACCGAGCTTTTTTTGGATAACCCCAACCATAGCCATACCTAGAGCTTGTTTTATCTTGGACTTTCGGGTATGGCTAGTCTTTAAAGTAAAAAATAAGGATTGATTACTAATCTTGTTTCGCAACACCACGTTGAGGATTTTGCTTCGTTTTCCCATAATTATTGGTATTTTAAATATGTTTGATATATGTACCATGCCTCGGCCACGGGGCTCTCCACTAGTTCTACCTCCCTTTGTAGGGTTACCGCTTCCTGCTCTTCACTTATTTGTAGAGCATCTACCCCTCGTCGCTTTAACTGATTAAAGACATGGAGGAGAAGGTTGTCAATATCTAGGCCCCCCATACTTGATATATTTCCCTTAACTCGTTCCACTTCTTTACTAAAAGCGTTGGGTTCTGAGGGTACGTCGGAGGTAATGTCTAGAAATAGGTCCCTGTACAGGTTGAACTGCTTCTGGGTAGCTATGTGGCTTATTTCTCTCAATACTCGATAGTTAGCTCTAGCAGGGTTATTTCTCTTATTAGCGAATAACATGATCGCAAGTACTTCAAAAAGGTTTTGTTCTTCCAGATAAAAAGTGCCCTCAGGGGGTACCCGTAAGTGTAGTGGTTGTAACGGCCTACCCCCCGTGCGGATAGTTAACTCCAGTGTGCCGTATAAGTTAATTGCTGTGATCTCTTCATGGGTAAGCTTCCAGAGAGTAGTTGCTCCTAAAGTCTGTATATCAAATTTAGCGGGGAGGCTTCGAACACCGTCTGGGCTTTGGCTGAAGACGGTGTTATAATCAATTGATTTTAATGGTCTCATATTACTTCTTTTTTACGTCTACGTTTAGGTTTTTGTAGAGCTAACTCCACTTGGAGCAGTATCTCATCGATGAGATTTTCTACCTCTTGTTCACCCTTTTCGATCTCCTCACCCATAGGTGTTAAAGCATCGACCAGGCCTAGCCCGGGTTCTCCTTTTAACTCATAATCATATAAAACCGATAGAGTGTTCTCTTTTACACGGTTTAGGAATCTCTGTTTGTTGACTTCTACTCTCATTGAGTTAATTTTTAGATTTGTTTCTCTTAGGTCTCCTCTTCTTTATCTTACGAGTAGGGGCTGGAGCATTTTCCCCGAGCATATGTACATCATTGAATAAGCCCGCCTCGTATAAGCTATACACCGTTTGCCTAAACCATTCTCCTATCTCCATAGGGGGTGTGTTACAGACAGTTACTTTGTTCTTAGTATCAGCGTATGCCGGTTTGATATGGTCATCGATTAATTTGAATTCATCTGGGACACCTTGTATACGAGCTAGCTCCCTACCAGACATTTCATTGAGATCGGGGTTAAACTGTTTACCCCCTACTCGAACCGTTTTTGGGAAATCCCAGTTAGTGAGGCGATACACCCCCGGTGCAGTAAGGATTTTATCCTCCTTCTTAGGGTGAGGCATAAACCATTGGAATCTGAAAGGGTTATCTAACCAGTATTGCTTAGCCTCTTGATATGTTACCTTGATACCTTGGTATATTTGAACCAGGGTACTATCATCAGGAACAAAGTGACCGTTTTCGGGTAAGTCTTTTAGGATACCTTCAGTAGTCTCAATATCGTTCACTTTAAAGGGTTTTAAGTGTGCAGAGAAATCTGACAATGTTTTAGGAATCCCTATTAACACCAACCTAGTTCTTGTTAGTTGGGAGTTTCCAAAGATGGATACTGAGCCAATGATTTGGTATAGGTTGTATTTAGGGAAAGCTGCTTCTAAATCAACTGCCTCGTTGATCTTTACAAGATTCTCCATCATAAATAACCTAGGCATTAACTTATTTACTCCTTCTATAAAATTCGCTAAGGAAGGCTCGTTTAACCCTGCTTTAGAGAAATCTTTCCGTTCTTGGAAATTAGAGAAATTAGAGTAGGCTCCACATTTCGGGTTACCCAATATAATATCTACATCCTCTACAGGAGGGAGCATCGGGTAAAAGGGTGTGGTTGGGAAGTTTAAAGTCCACTGGACTGGGAGCTTCCTAAAGAAGTAGCCCGGTCTAACTTCCGCGTTACCCAGTAGCTCAAAGTTTTTATCCTTTGAGAGGGGGTACAGGATAACACCATTACCTGCGGATACGCCTAATGTTCTAAGAGGCTTATCAAACGGTTTCTGAGGTACTACCTGTATAAAGTCTAAGGTTTTCATTACGTTTGTTTATTTATGTGAATAATTGAATCGATATCCATCGCTAATACGTCATCTACTTGGTAGAATTTTACTAGGAGTTTGCCGTGTTTTTTATAAAGGGATGCTCTTTCTACCCCTTCTACTCTACCCAGGCCCAGGTCATCGTGGTATACTTCTTCACCAAAAAGCCTATGATGTGCTCTCATATTACGGCTAAACCTTTTATGGCGAAGTATGCCTAAAGGCCCCAGCAAACAGAATAAGATCATCTTTAAAAGCATGCTTATTAGCAGAGACTTAAGAACTGATCGAGCTAGTGAGTGTGTGTGGCGCCCCTCTACCTGGGTGTAAAGTATAAATACCTCTATGTGCATAACAATGTTTACCACCGCACCAGCTAGTAGCCAATAATATAGGTATGTGTATAGCTCTAACATATATCCTTGTTTTTATTAGCTCGGATATGTAAGGTCAACCTATCCGCTCGAATATTTAACTTTTTCTCAGCTTTACGGCTAGGCCTGGTCTTGTACGACGGAAAATTTAAGGGTTGTAAGCCTAGCTCCTCCCTCACCTTATTCACTATATAGATAGCTCTATCAGGGGTCTTTACTTTAACCGAGCAGTGGGCCAAGGAACTAGTGTATAGTACTTCCCATAAACCGTTTGCTTCGTAAATTTTGGGGTTATCGTGGTCCCCTTGATAAGATAAATCTAAGTGATTGGGCTGTTCTGGTTTATTCATTGAATATATTATTAAATTACTATTATATAAGGGTCTTAGCTCTTAAGTTGGTATCGGATTACCATTATATAATTAATTTCTTATAAAATTAATTAATAATACTGTTTTTATAAAGAAAGCTTATTAACCTAAAGGTAATGGGTAACATCACTACGTGATGAATTACTATATTACTCACTACGTTCGTGTATATAGTAATTTAGAGAATGTTCCCTTTCCATGAAATAATCGAGTTATTTATAATTATAATACAATTTTAGCAGATACATGGGAATAACTACAAAACAGTTCAGAGAACAAATCCGAGCAAGTAAAGACATATTTTACTTTAGCAACATGGCTTATATAACTCACCCCACTCGGGGAAAGGTACTCTTTGAATTATATCCCTTTCAAAAAGCAGTTCTCTACGATTTCTTAGCATTTAGGTTCAACATAGTCTTAAAGCCTCGCCAAATGGGTTTAACCGAGCTAATCGCTCTGTACTCTCTCTGGATGGCTATGAATACTCCGAACTATAACATCCAAATCATTTCCCTAAAAGAGCGGGTGTCTAAGAAATTATTGAAGAGGATAAAACATATCTACGATAATTTACCCCTCCACACCAAGTTACCTATTACCAATGGTGTAAAGGGTAGAGGCACCACCTCAGAACTTATTTTCACAAATAACTCTATAATTACTTCCATACCCACTACTGAGGATGCAGGTAGGTCCGAGGCAGTATCCCTTTTAGTTATTGATGAGGCAGCTATTATTAAAAATGCTAGTACCATTTGGGCTGCAGCATTTCCAACACTATCCACAGGGGGTAGAGCTATAATTAATAGCACACCCCTAGGAGTCGGTAACTGGTATCACCAAACATGGGTTGACGGCTTAGCTGGCACTAACGGTTTCAACAATATCCGTTTGGATTGGCATATGCACCCCGATAGAGCGAAGGATTGGTATGAATTAATGCGTAATGCCCTAGGAGCTAAGAGAACAGCTCAGGAGATAGACGGTGACTTCTTATCCTCAGGCGATACGGTATTTGACCTTGTGGATATTAAAGATATAGAGGAGTTTGTAGCGGACAACCCCGCTATAAAAACCAAATACAATGGGATGCTTCAGATTTTTGAAGACCCGATCCCAGGTGAACAATACTTTTTGGGTGCCGATGTAGCCACAGGCCGAGCAAAGGATTACTCAACCTTTTCCTTAATGAATAAAGAGGGTCGGGAAATAGCTGCTTTTAAGGGTAGAGTACCTACCAACAGGTTTGGTTATATTATAGCTGGTATAGGAACTAGATACAACAACGCTTTATTAGCTCCTGAGGCCAATGATATAGGTGAGGCAGTAGTTATTACTCTGCAAGCATTAAATTACCCCAACATCTATCACACTGTTAGGTTTGTAAAAGAGAAAGGAGAATCTCAACCCAAGGAAGAGAGAATCCCCGGATGGTTTACTACAAGTAAGACTAGGCCCATTATCATCAATGGCTTAGAAGAGGACATACGGGATGTTAACATTATTATCAAGAACCCATTCTTTGTCCCCGAAGCGTATACATTTATTTATGATGAAACAAATAAACCCGTAGCTCTTAATAAAGGCGATTATATAGGTAACGGTGAAGACACTTATACAGATGACTCTATAATATGTACTGCAATAGCTAACCATATTAGGAAAGGTCGATCAAATATAGTAACAACAGCAGCATAATGACAAAAAGAGAACACTTTTTAGCACTATTTTCCCGAAAAGGTAGTCGAAGCTCCCAAACAAATGAGGGTGTACCCCCAAAAGGTCGCAGTAACCAGTCCGATGATTCCACTTCTGACAATTTCGGGTTTAATATGAATTTGAAGTACGTTGAACCCGCTTTCTATTGGAAAATGGTTCCCGAGATTAGGAAACTACTAGTTATAAATTCCCCCCTAGGTACTGCTATAACCACTCTCACTCAGTTATCTAATACTGGGTATAATTTAACCTTCTCTAATAGTGTATCTTCTAAGGACAGATTAAAGATGTCAAACCATATCCAGCTCGTAGCAAAGGAATGGGCGTTCGGTACAGCGGGTATACATGGTATAGTTGATAAGATGATTTATCAAATACTTATAGGTGGTGCACATTCAGGTGAGTGGGTTATTAAAAATGACCTTAGTGGTGTAGACTACTTAAGCTTTATCAAGCCTGAACAAATCCGACCCGTATTCAATAAACGGACTAATCGGTATGATTATTACCAAGCAGTGTCTCGAGTAAAAACCAGCTCACAGTCAGTTGAGCCCATGATTAAATTAAATAGTGAGACTTTTCGATATTTTGCATTAATTAACGATATTGAGAACCCCACAGCAATCCCTCCCTTTTTATCCGCATTACCCGATCTATCTTCTCAAAAGAACATGTTAAACAACATTAACTTTATTACAGAGCAAGTGGGTTTGATGGGTTTCCTTGAGTTATTATTAGAGAAGCCCTCCCAAGAGGTTGGTGAGGCTAATTTAGCTTACCGTACGAGGTTAAACACCCTCCTTACTGAGGCTAAGACTTCTATCCAGGGGGGTTTGAAAGATGGTGTAATCGCGGGTTATAAAAATGACCATGAGTTCAATTTCCAATCCATTTCTAAGGATTTAGGGTCATTACCCGCAATCTTTGCTATAATCCAAAAAGCAGCAGCAAATGGGTTACAAACTCCTTCAGTTTTCTTAGAAGCGGGTGAATCCAAGACTGAGACTCAGATTAGTATCATTTTCACTAAACTAATAGCTCAGTTAAAGGATATACAAAACATCGTAGCAGAGGCTCTAACATATGGATTCATGCTAGAGCTAACCCTCGCGGGCTTTAATCCTGAGGGTTTAAGGGTAGCATTTGACCCTAGCACTATTACCGATAAGTTAAAGAACGCTCAAGCCGATGAGATCATTACCCGAGTACAGTCTATGCTTTACGCTTCAGGGATAATAGATATAGACACCTTTGCTAGGAATACGGGTTATGATAAAGCTGATAAGAGAGAACCCCGAGTACCCCTCCAGACTATAAAAGATACTAATACGGCCCAGGTCGCTAAAGACAATAAGTCTAAGAAAAACAATGAGTACGATAAGACTGTACGGGATAAGAAGAAAGACCAACCAAAACCAAGATAATGAACATTTCCGAAATAAAATTAACCGCAGGTAGGAGCCTAATACACTCTCATGTACCTGATAACGTACATCTTTGTAATGGGCAAAGTTGTAATGTTGTAACTAAGAAAAGTATAGCCCAGTTTGGGTTGTTTGAGACTAACTCTCCCAATTTTAATACTTACTACCCCGACGTAGATGCAAAGGATTTACAGCCTTCAGAGGACCAATACATTAACCCCATATTTAGGGCCCTGTCCCAGCTCTCTGTTCGTAAGCACCTCCCAGTAGATTTTTCTAAAGGTACGGTTCTTAGAGACTCTATGAGTAAGTTAGTGGGGATTAGCCTGATGACCGATCACGAACAGAACACTGGTAACGTTATTGGAGCGGTCAAGTCCGCTTCTTGGCAGGAAGGTTATACCGTAGAAGGTTTAAAAGTACCAGCAGGTATCAACGTAAAACTAAATATTGATGGCAAGTCTCATCCAAAGATTGCTAGAGGTATTTTGTCAGACCCACCTTCTTACCACTCTGTGTCTGTTACAGTAATGTACGCTTGGGAATGGAGCCATAAGAAGCTAGAGAACCCCTACTCTAAATGGGGTATGGTTGCAGACGATGGTAAAATAGTTCGTAAGGTAGCCACCGAGATTAAACTCTATTCCGAGATATCTATAGTCCCTCTAGGGGCTGACCCTTTTGCTAGACTATTAAAGGACGGTAAAGTTACTAATCCCAAATTTATTGCTAACAGAACATCCCTAAGTGAGACTCTAACTAGTCATAATGCCTTAGACTCTACAGTGGATAATTTCCAAGACGTAGCAAGTTTTTCAGACACCGAATTTAACCCCAAAATTGATAAAGATATGAATGTATCAGAATTTTTAGAAAGTATTGGTCAAGACAGTATGTCAGATGATCAATTTAAAGCCTTAGTTCAAAAAGGTATCACTGCTAGTACTGAATTAGCAGCTATTAAAGCCGTAAAGAGTGACATTAACCCCACCAATCTTGCTGCTCTACAATCTCACCAAAAGAGTGAGGCAGAAATTGCTACCCTGGCGTTTGTTACCGAGAAAGGTGGGCAAGAGGTTATTAGCAAAGCTATCGAAGCTACAAGTAACGCCGTTACCGCTCAAAGAGAGTCAGCTGTTAAGTTTTATAAACTATGCAAGGGTGACAAGTTTAGCGAAGAAATAGTTTCTAATATTAATGCCACAGAAGGTGCTGCATTAAAGGCTATGGAAGCCCAATATAGAGATGAGTACGAAGAGAAAGTTCCTCTATCATGTGGTAGTTGTGGTTCTACAGCCGTAAGCAGAAAATCCTCTGAGCAGGTTAGCCCAGCTCAAGCGGTATTGAGCTTTCGAGAGAAGCAGTTAGCTAAACACGCTAAAGATTCGGGAGAAGCTATGCACGCATAGTCTCGAGTTAAAGTACATTATAATAACTATTTAGCACAATCGCTATTAATTAAAAATATACAATATGTTTACATTAGGAAACAAGACTCAATCAATAATCCAATACGGACCAGAGTCACATAAACTGATGATGGAGTTTACCCCCGACGGTACTATTGAGCCGGGTACTCCTGTAATCTTAGACGCTACCACACCCGGTACCGTTAAACCCGCAACTGCTGGAGATGTTTCTGATAACATCATAGGCTACGCAATTAATGCAAAAGGTCGTACAGCTTATGGTGAATCTTCTACCATCGCTATGCGAGGTTTTATGGTGGTATCCGCTATTGCAGATGGTGCTATTACACCCGGCCCAGTTGAATTCGTAGAGGTAAACTCTGAAGGCTATACTGTTGTACAGACTTCAACTGACGCCTCAAAAACTATCGGGCATGCTCTACATATCGTAGCAGATGCTGGTGAAACTTTCGTAGTATTAAAATAAATAACTCCCCAAGATGGATATAAAAAAATATCAAAGTTCTAGTTTCCACAACCAAGTGGAGGGTATTGTAAGACAATTACACGCCTCAAGAGTTCACACTACTCAGCCAGTGGACTCGTCTTTAGCAGATTTCCTGCAAAGTGAGCATAAGCTCTCATTAGCTGAATTTTACGCCGAGATTGGTGTTGATCCTGGGTTTGACACAATCCAGAATTTTTACATGGCAGCAGACAATGACCTTCGTTGGGTTGTACCTGAGATATACCGTGAGGCTATTTCCCTAGGCTACAGACAAGCTCCACTTTGGCCAAAACTTACCGCAGTAGAGGAGGCCACGAACGGGTTATCCCAAATCATTCCTCATATCAATATGTCAGATGCTCTTCCTAAGAAATTGGGTGAGTCTACTACTATCCCCGTAGGTAACCTATCTTATGGTGAGAAGAAGTTCAGCATCTATAAGTATGGTAGAGGCCTTAAAATCTCTGACGAGGTTAAGCGTTATGTATCTTTAAAGGTTGTATCTATCTACCTTAGAGATTTTGGAGTAAAGATGGGTTATGGTGTTGACAACCTAGCACTTGAGACACTTATTAATGGTGAGCAAGCAGGTGGCACAGAGGCAGCTCCAATTATCGGCGTAGGTACCACAGGTACTCTAACATTCCGAGATCTTCTTAGAGTTTGGATTAGGATGGCCAAGATAGGTCGTAAACCTAGTATCCTTATCAACGGAGAAGATATGGCTCTTGATGTGATGCACATGGATGAGTTTTATAAAAAAGAGCAAGGTAAAGCACTTTATAAGTTGAACAAGGATGTTGTCTTACCTACGGGTGCTGATATGTACATACATGGAGGTATGTCTAGTTCTCAGATAGCTATTGTTGACCCTACTTCATCTCTAATCAAGTTGAATGCTCAACCTGTTACTATCGAGTCGGAAAGAATTGTTTCTAACCAGTCAGAGGCTATTTACGTAACCTTTGCAACAGGTTTCGCTAAGCTTTTCACGGATGCTACCTTAATACTTGATAGTTCTCAACCTTTCTCTTCTAACGGTTTCCCTGAGGAAATGGATTATATCACACGTATAGATGCAAAAATGTAGGGTATCCCCTTAAACAGATATTAGATGGGGCTGTTTCACTAATAGCCCCATTTTTTTATTAACCCCAATAAGTTATACAATGAAACATTCATATAAATTAGGTAATCAAGCTATTTCTTTCACAGACCCTCGAAATAGTATTAGTATTACCAAGACCTCCCCTTATACTAGTGACACGGCTATACACCAAACCAGTGAGGCCTTCGCTCGAGCTGTAAAAGGTGGTCAACTTCACTACGAGGCTGTGGAAGACGCGCCCGAAACAAGTAAAATCAATATTTATACCGCTTCAGCATCAACTTTAGAAAAACTTACTAGTAAAGAATTTATGTCTCTGATAGAGTTTATGGAACAAGAAGATATTGATAAGGTAGCCTCTTGCCGTAACAAGGCCGGAGCTGTTAAATTATTCCTAGAAATAAGAGAAGACTATGACTTTAACGAATAGTGGAGGAGTCCCTATACTCGGATCAATCAATACGGCCGTTCCTTTAACAGTTCCCCATATCTCCACTGCTGCCGAGAAACCCTTTAGTATCTATGTGGGTACAGCGGGTGATCTTGCAGTAAAGCTGGGCTCAGCCCCCAATGACGAAGTTGTTTTTAAAAACGTTATGGCGGGTACTGTGTTTGTGGGTGATGTAAAAGAAGTAACTTCAAACACCACCGCTACTGATCTTTTAAAAGTACGATAATGTTAGTCGATTTCACATTTGTATCTGATGGCTTATACATTAAGCTTGAGAGCCTTAGTACGGGTTACGCAAACCAATCCTGGGCTATTGAGTCTAACGGGTCACGTCTGGGTACTGGTTCGGGTAATGTGTTTGAGTACACCGCTGAGAGCAGTGGTTTTTATACCATAATCCTAACTATCACTAAGGGTTCAGAAACTAAGTCCATGGGTGTAGAGGCCTATTTACAAGCCTCTTCTCGCCCCGAACTATATTATAGTATCCTCCGACAGGTTGATTTGATATACCCTGGTATTTTAGAATCCTATGCCGAGTCCGCTGAGAGATACAAACTAGAGTGGCAACAGATCCTATTTAAGGCTGTAAACGATACGGGTAACATTGTTACCAATGGGCCCACTGCCGCTGAGGAGGAAGCTTTAGCCGAAGCTATTCAGGCAATTGTTGATGCAGGGGGTACTGTACCCGAGACACTTGCAAGCACCATGCTCAGTGTGGACGACACACATAATGAAGTTAAGTGGCCTTATCTATGGAACTCCTTGATAGCTAACCTCATCGCTAGAAGTATCTTTTTAGATATCCAGTCTTCTTTATCTGGTGTAACCGCAGCAGCTGCAGGAGGTAATGGCCCGATTAAGAAAATTACTACAGGCCCCGCCGATACCGAGTGGCACAATCACTCGGGTACCTTAGATGCTATCTTTAGCAAAGGGGGATTATTTGATGAGCTTTCACAACGAATTTGCCAATTAGGGCAGGTCTTAGATGTTGGGTTCCCCTGGTGTAAGTCTTTACCTTTTATACCTATCGTTCTCCGCTCTGATACTGATGTCGTAAATATTAATAAAGCTCTGAAGTATGGCTCCAGCTACGTATTATCCACTTTTTATAGGTAAACCCCTTACTACTTAAGAGTACTTTTAACCTAATATACCAATAATACCTGTGAAGTACCTTACGCTTTATCTAGGGATACTCAAAAAACTAATTAAATCATATATTAATACCTAAAAATACCCAAAATGCCTAACGGAAATGGTATGGTCCACCCCACCCAGTGGGAAGCTTACAGAAAAGCTCAAAACAACTTCTACAAGTCTGCAGGTAAGCAGGTTATAGTTTGGAGAAAGGTAGTCGCTAACATTGACAGGTTCGGCGAGGGTATTAGTAAAAAGACAGAAGATATACCTCTGGAAGTTTTAATGGGGTATAATGATAATAGGACATGGCCAGTTGATAGGGTATCATCAACCGGTGTGATCGACAAGGAGAACCTTTGGTTATACTTAAATCGTGAGTATTTAAGCACCAAGGGTTTTTTGAATGTAAGGGGTTATTTTGACTTCAACCCAGGTCTCGATAGGTTCTATGTACAAGGTGTAGAATATAAACCTTCCGGAGACATAGCTTCCGCACAAGCTGAGGATAATCCTCTATTTATACTATTAGTCCTAGAAAGGGAAGAGGGTACCACCGGCGAACCTTTAAGGTAATGGGTTTAGGAAACACTAGATTAGACTTAGGTATTGAGGAGATAGGTGATTGGGCCTCTATCGAGAGATTTTTTGAGGTTGCTTCAAATAAGTCCGCTTTTAGGAAGCACGTGAAGTACGGTATGAGAGATTTCTTAAGATCGTATAGGTGGTGGGCTATAAAAGGCCTAGTAACCTCTGGTGCAGCAGTACAGTCTTCTTGGCTACCCCGGGCACTAGACGGTGAGGAAGCGGGTATTCGCACAAGCCATTACCTAAACGCTATACAGGCCATGAAGATAAGTATGAAAGGTAATACCGTATCATTACGATTTAACCCCAGTGACCTTAGCAAGAAGAGTATAGGGGGTAAATCCCTAGAGTATTATATGGATATATTCGAACACGGCAATGTATCAGGCACACAACCCGCACGGCCTTTATGGGGCCCCTCATGGAAGAAGGCAGGGGGTTATACCAACTTAACGAATTTAACACTGAGAGCAACACAAAAATATTTCTTAGGCCATGGCCTAATGAATGTAAATATAAGAGAACTATGATGCACGGATATATATTAGCCATACCTTGGCAGAGGAACTACGTATCGGACCTAGCTCCTCCATTCTACCTAGACCTAGAGCGCTACAATACGCCCGATGAAACAGGTATTCAGTATGGCGATGCAATTGGAGTAGAAGAACGTACATTGCAGCCAGATATGTGTATCAAAGCAGCCAGATATGTGTATCAAAGGTAACACTACATATACAGTTACATTTCCATCCAATGTACTATCAATCAAATGGATTAAGCCAGATAGAACAGAGACTTTAGTAGTACTAAGCGGTGCATGGACTATTCCAGGCGAGGACGTTGCAACTATCAAACTTTATTCCGATACTGTAGGAATAATAGAAATAGGTTACTTATCAATTCAAGATAAAAGCGGAGTTACATTATTTGATAATTCAGGTAATGGTAATCATGCTACATTATCAGACGAATTAGCAAGGGGTTATACGGTATTGGCGAGGGATTGGAGAAATGAGAGTAATAAAGAGGGATTGAATAAGGCGGCTTGGTTTAATGAGGCTGAAATTTTATATGATTTACAACTGAATGGTAGGGACTCACTAGATATAACAATTTATGGAGCTTTTCATACATCGAATACCTATATGCTATGCGATACGGCAGGTACGTTTTATTTCAGATGGTGGAGTGGATACCTTACTCTTGCGGTATATGATATTGGATTTAAAGCAGTTGATTTTTTATGGGCAACTGATTATTTAATTCATAAGTGGAGGTTACGTATAGAATTAGGGGTATTATCTATATATAAGGATGAACAGCTACTTAAATCGCAAGATAAAGGGTTCAATAGTTTTACAAATAATTCATTTCTTAAAGTAGGTAAGGTCTCGACTAATACCACTATCACAGCACTTGGACTTGTGGTAAATGATACGGAATTATCAGACCCCCTCAACGGGTCAACTACAGGCACTCCAACAAACATAGACTTTAATAAAATACTTATACCCAATGACAAATCTAATGAAGGCTTTGATATATTTGGTAGAGCATCACTTCATACAAGTATTGCAAAATACAACGCTGAAGTGATGGGTGCAATGGTTGGGATGTTTGATGGAAGTAGTGATATGCGTAATATTAATAGGGTATTAGCTACAGGAGATGTATTAATAAACTATGCTAAGGTATCAAGTAGTTCTGGCGCAGGGTATATATTTGGGGGGGATTTGGATGGATTGAGCGGATTATATCAAGCGTCTGGGTATATAGCTATATATAATAATAGCCAAGGAGGTTTCTCAAATAAAGTACTGCACGACTATAGAGATGATTTATTGCATAAATTTGAGATTAGGATAACTGGCGCTACTACCTGTGATTTATATATTGACGACGTGTTTAAAACAACATTTAATAAGTCAATAACCTCAATCACTTCAATCATGAGTAGGGCAGGTATCGGGTTCTTAATAGGTAGCGTATATCTGGTATCAATATCTAATACCCACCTTTACCATTTCAATAACGCTATCAACTCAATAGACGGAATAACAGCAATCAACAACGGGGTAACCTTTGAAAAGGATTATTCATTAGTATCAAAAGGCGTTGAGAATGGGTATGTAGAATTATCCACAGGCGAGCAAATAATAAACACAGAAAAGAATACACCAAGTTTTGAATTACCAGTTGGAGCTACTTTAGTAAAAGGTGGTGGATTCAATTCATTAGAGGGCACAAGCCTAAACATGGATAAGCAGGTTTGGGACGGCACAAGCCTAAACATGGATAAGCAGGTTTGGGACACATATACCGATTCAGATGGAAATGTACATATTGATTCACCTAATAGAGACGGAACAAATGAGTATAACAACATCTTAGGACATTCACCTCACATAATGTTTAATGGACTTTGTTTTGAAACTAATCCTTTCTCATATCCAGAGATAATCTTAGCTGCAAACATACCTCATATATTACTAGACAGACCTTATCATATAACACCTACCATACTGGCTTTAGTATATTTTAAAGTAGTAGATGGTGTAATAACACAGATATTACCTTATACAAGGCAGAGAACTGATTTTGAAAATAGCGTGTTAGCAAACAAAGGATATTTACCTAACTATGCAGGATTACCATCAGCGGTGATTCATGATGAGGTAGGTGTGGCTCACGATGGAGTACAAGTAATACATACACCTTAGTATAAATTTTTTAAACAAACAATTATGGAAGAATTAAGAGATATAATCGACAGTAAAAATTTAGATAATAATATAAAAAATTCAGCCTTTAGGGTTGAGGTAGAAGGAATGATGACAGGTAATGTAATCGACCTTGATTGTACAGATAAAAACTTTTTTGACATATATCTTA